CAGTAGCAGCAGGAGAAACAGCAATATCTGTAGAAACAGGTGGAACTGATATTACGCTTAATCAATACGCAGGTGGTTATCTTTGGGTAAACGATGTAAATGGTGAAGGACAAATGCTTAGAGTTAAATCTAATCCAGCACACGACCATTCAGCAGACCCTTCAATAGTAATAACTTGTTACGATGCACTAGCAACTGCTTTAACAACTAACTCACAGCTAACACTATTAGCAGACCCAAGCAATGACTTAATTGTTGCACCAGCAGCAGAAACAGGTGCGATTATGGGAGCTACAGTAATTGATTTAACAGCAGACTATTATGGTTGGGCAGTAATGTCAGGACCAGCAGCTTTGCTTACTGTAGGCACTTTAGTTGTAGGTAATGCAGCAGTTCGTTCAGGTGGTACAGCAGGTGGCGTAGCTCCAGCAACAGATAATTTGTTAATGGAAATTGGTGATGTAATGGCTGTATCAGCGAATACAGAATACTCACTAATTAACATGAATTTAAGCTAGGAGTAAATTATGGCAGGATATTCAGATGTAAAAGCAGTTACTATAACTGCCGATACAGTAGCTTTAGATGCAGATGGAATATCAGTCGCAGCCTCAGTTGGAAATAACGCAGCACTTACTATTGGTGGTGCGTTAGCTTCTGGTGGAGCTGTTGCACTTAGTCATGGAAGAATTGTTACAATTCTCTCTGCTGGCAATGATGCTGCTAAGTCCTTTACTGTTACAGGTACTGATATTAATGGAGAGGCTCAAACAGAATCTATCACAGGTGCTAATGCAGGAACGGCTACAGGTACTAAGTTTTTTAAAACTATATCAGGTATTTCAGCTGTTGGTAATCCAGCAGGTAATGTTTCAGCAGGAGTTAACACTTCAGCCGCAGATGTTATATTCGCAGGAAGAAGTAGACTTAAAGGCATTTATCTAACTAGTACAGCAACGGCAGGTACTGTTGATTTCTTAAATACTTCTCCTTCAGGAACAAGTATTATGGGATTAAGTTCTGTTGGTGACGCTGATGCAACAAGGGATGTGGTAATACCTGATGAAGGTGTGCTTTTTGATGACGGTATTTATATTGAATACACGGTATCAACATTCTTAACTATGACCGTATTCCACGCATAGGTTATGGCGACTTCAGGAACTCGTGCATTTAGTTTAGATGTAGCGACCGCAATAGAAGAAGCATACGAGCTTGCAGGATTAGAAGCTCGTACTTCTTATGACGCAGTTACAGCTAGGCGTTCTATGAATATTATGTTTGCCGATTGGTCAAACAGAGGTATTCAAATGTGGGAAATATCTAAAGTAGAGCTTACTCTTACAGAAGGAACTAGTGAATACACCATAAACGCTTCTGATATAGATATCCTGGATGCCTATATTCAAAGGACAATAGGTCAAACAGTTACCGATATTTCTTTAGACAGGATAGACAGAAATGAATTTGTTAACATCCCTAATAAAGAAACTAAAGCACGATCTACTGAGTATTGGTTAGAGAGATTAAAAAGTCCCGTTATTCATTTATACCCAACACCAGAAAACTCAACTGACAAACTTATTTACTACGTTTGGCGTACTATAGAAGATACTGGAGCGTCTATTAATGATATAGACATACCTACTAGGTTTGTTCCTTGTTTGGTTTCTGGTTTAGCTTACTATTTGTGTTTGAAAAAGAATGTACAAAAACTACCTATAATGAAAGAGCAGTACGAACAAGATCTAAGGAATGCAATACGATACGATGAAGACCGTTCTCCTTTAAGACTTGTTCCTAGACAAGAGTACATTTAATGGCTTACGCGTCAGGTAAATATGCTTACTTTATCTGCGACACTTGCAGTTTTAGGTACGATTATAAAACAGCAAAAACTACGTGGGAAAATTTTAGAGTATGTGCTGAATGTTATGAACCTAAACACCCACAACTTGAATCTGTTCACACAGGAGTTGATGCAGAAGCTTTATGGAAACCTAGACCTGACGTTTCTTTACCTCAGAGTCAATTAGGGGTTATAATCACTACAAACGCAGGTAGTGGAATGACTTTTGCTTCTGACCCTATAGGAACTGATTTCGATGGACTTGGGGCAACAAGCGGGGTAGGAAACGTAACGGTGGAGACATAATGGCAGGATTTACATACAGTGGGTTAAAGACAGGTGTTCAGAATTATTTAGATAATACTGAAACAACTTTTGTAAATACTATAAACACTTTTATTGAAACTGCAGAAGAACGTATTTTAAAATCAGTACAACTACCTGTTTTTCGTAAAAACGTAACAGGAAGTGCCTCAGCAAACGTAGAGTATTTACAAACTCCCGATGATTTTTTATCCCCTTTTAGTTTAGCTCTTATTGATTCAAGTAGTAATTACAGTTATTTGTTACTTAAACACGTTTCCTGGATTAGGGATTACACACCAGCACGAGCCACAACTGGCGAACCCCTTTACTATGCTTTATTCGATAACAACACTTTTATATTAGCACCTACACCAGGAAGTGCTTTATCTTTTGAATTACACTATAACTATAGACCCGCTTCACTAACTAGTGTGGGGGATGATAATCAAAGTTGGCTTTCTGAAAATGCACCGAATGCTATGTTGTATGGTTCTTTAGTGGAGGGAGCTGTTTTTATGAAAGCTTCTCCAGATACTATTATGTTATATGAACAAAAATTTCAAGAAGCATTAGCTATGTTAAAACTATTAGGTGAGTATAAAGACGTAAGAGACGAAGCTAGAAACGATCAAATAAAAATAATGCCTTCAGGAACAACAAATGTTTAGTGTAGACGTAACCAGTAACTTAGGAAGCGTAGGTGTAAAAACAACACAAAACAAAGGTTTAAGTCCAGAATATTGGACTGAAAGAATAATGGAGCGACTAGTTGCTGTTAGTGAGAATGCTGATCCTATGGTTAAAGCCCAAGCTGAAGCATTTAAAGAACACATACACACAGTTGTTTTGTTGTATATGAAACAAGCTATACTAAGCGATAGAGCAACGGTGGCAGGTTTATTAGAAAAACAAGGTCATAAAGAAATGGCTGATATTATAAGGAGGCTATAATGGCAATATCTCAAGCAATGTGTACTTCATTTAAAGTAGAGCTGATGACAGGAACACACAATTTTACAAACAGCTCAGGCAATAGTTTCAAACTAGCCTTGTATACAAGTTCAGCATCACTAGGTGCTACTACAACTGCGTATTCAAGTACGAATGAAGCAAGTGGTACTAACTATACCGCAACAGGAGCCGCATTAACTAATGTAACACCAACAAGTTCAGGAACCACAGCGTTTACTGATTTTGCTGATTTAACATTTAGTAATGCAACGGTTACTGCAAATGGTGCATTAATCTATAACGACACTAATAGCGATAAAGCTGTTGCTGTATTAGCTTTTGGAGGAGACAAAACTTCCACAGCAGGGGATTTTACAATTCAATTTCCAGCAGCCGATGCTTCAAACGCTATTATAAGAATAGCCTAAGTTAGCTTATGGCTAATATTAACGGTTGGGGTAGAGGCACTTGGGGTCAACTGACCTTTGGTGAAGCTTTACCTGTAGTCGTTACGGGTAATGTAGGAACTTCAGCACTAGATGATGGTACTGCAGTTCAAGCGGCAGCAGTTACAGGAGTTTCTGCAGTCGCGTCAGCTAGTGCACTAGGTGACGAATCAGTAACAGCAGCGGCTAATGTAGCAGTTACGGGTAATGTAGGAACGTCTGCATTAGGAACAGAGTCGTTAATTACCAACAACTTCCTGGATATGACAGGACTTGCTGGTACAAGTGCTTTAGGAACAGTAACACCTAAAGCTAACGCTGATATTGTAATTACAGAAGGTTTTGAATTAACCTCTGCACTAAATACGGTTAATGTTTGGGGACAAGTAGGACAAGGCGTATCAACAACGTATACAGCAGTCTCTACTACGCAAACACCAAATTGGCAAGAAGTTGCTTAATATTTATGAAAAATAAGGTATAATCAAAACGGAGACTAAAAATGGCAAGTACATACGTAAATGACCTAAGACTTAACGAGATGGCTACTGGTGACGCCAGTGGTACTTGGGGAACAACAACAAACACAAACTTAGAATTAATAGGTAACGCTTTAGGTTATGGCACAGAAGCTATAACAACTAATGCAGATACCCACACATCAACAGTTGCAGACGGTGCAGCAGATCCAGCCAGAGCAATGTATATTAGATATACAGGCACACTAGACTCAGCTTGTACTATTACTATTGGTCCTAATACTTTAAAAAGAGTACATATTATTGAGAACGCCACATCAGGCTCTCAAACAATTATTATTAAACAAGGTTCTGGAGCAACAGTGACTATACCTAACGGTGGTGTTTCTGTTGTCATGCTAGATGGAGCAGGTTCTGGAGCAGCCGTAATAAACGCTTTTACCGATTTAAACTTAGCGGGAACACTAACTATTGCAGGAGCAGTTACAGCATCTACTGACGTAACAGTAGGTGATGATTTAAGTTTAGTTTCAGATGCAGCCGTTTTAGGTTTTGGTGCTGATACTGATGTAACTCTTACTCATGTTGCAGACACAGGTTTACTATTAAATAGTTCTAGACAATTACAATTCGGTGATTCAGGAACTTATATACATCAATCAGCAGACGGAACTTTAGATTTAGTTGCTGATACTGAAATAGAAAT